CCTCATGACCGATTACACGTCTGCAATTAATTTAATTTGCAAGCATGAGGGCTTTAACGAGAAAGCCTACGCTGATCCAAGCACAGGTGGAGAACCTTACACCATTGGATATGGCACACAGTTTTATCCAGATGGCTCACCTGTAAAACGCGGCCATCGATGCAGCAAAGAGAAAGCGCTTGAATATTTGTTTTACGAAGTAGACGTAATCGATACTCAATTATCAAAACTCAACATTGGCATTAGTGATTCTGCTAGACAGGCGTTGATTTCATTCATTCATTCTGTGGGATGGGACTCCTTTTTCTACAGCAGTATTGTCGATAACTTGGAACATGAAGACCTACAAGAAGTAACTGAAGAAATGACAAGGTGGGTTTTTGATGTGGACCATCAAGTCATTGGGAGCCTGCTTGATCGGCGCCGTGAAGAAACAAATCTTTTGTTAAAAGATACCGATGCATTTGTGCAGCCGTGTGCACGGCTTTTGTTGTCTGCATTCAGGGTTTACTCTGGAGCTCAGCATGAGATACAAGCCATTAAGCACATGGAAGAGAGCTTAAATCCTTATGTATTGTCCCGCTTTGCAAATGAGTTTAGGGTCAGCGAAAAACCCTGGGACACATTCCGCGCTGACGAGTACGACCCCGATGATTTCAACACTGTCTTTGACAGGTAGAATTAGAATAGTTGCATTAAAAACGTGCAAAGCGGAATGGAGCGTTCAGTAGAGCCACGGGAATTTGAACTTCCTCTAGAGCTTCAATTCTCGATGCGCAAAGCTGAGCTTGCAGCCCAAGAGATGACCTGGGACGACCTGTACGCAGCTCTTCTGAACCTCTACCATCAACGCCTGATGGAGTGGTATGCAGTGAAAGAGATCATGGCATCTGAAAATATTGACATTGACTTTGATATTCCCACCGATCTAGAGCTAGCAGAACTCGCCGCCGCATGTATATACGACGACGAGGACGAGGATGAAGACGATCTTCAGCCGTTCTGAGTTTCGTTGACGGTAATTAGGCGGTCCAAGTACCACTGTGCTTTCTTGAGGTCCTGCAGACCGCCTTTGTTACGCCAACGCCACGTGTACTTGACGCAATTACCACGCAGGTAACCCTGGAACTCCTCTGAGGTTAGCTGTGCCTCAATAGCATCGATGCACTCAATTGCGCCATCAGCGTAGTGAGACGGGTGGTTTACCAGGTCTTCCTGGAGCACAGGAGCAGCTTCTTTGGTGGCCCAGGGCACTGGGCAAACACCATCCTTGCACTCAGTTGAATCGCTGATTATCGGCGCAAACCACGGCGAAGAAGGGACTGTTCCATCAGTTCCTTGTTGGGTGCCCCCAGGTCCAGCACTAACGCTTTGGGTTTCGGTGAGGCTCCCAGCATCACTCCCTGTTCCATTGTTGGAATATAGCCCGTTGCTCCAGGCCGTCCCCCCTCGAGTGCCAAGTTTGTCCGTTCCCTTCCGTCCTGACATAGGGTTAACCCTCTGTTGTACATATCCATTAAGGGTACATCATTTTCTTCGTTGGCGAGAGGTGCGCCAAAATCTTCTTCACTAAGACAACGACAATTCAGTTCGTCTTGAACAAAACTATCTAAAAACCCCGCCGCGCCGTGCATGACTCTCTAGTGGCTTGATTTACTGTTTTTATAATATTATCATGGCAAGATTCTTTGACGCTACATACGACCCACGCAACGACTCTGGTACGTCTGGAGCTGAAATCTCCGACCTTAACCCAGAGCAGGCGTATGACACGGACTTGCGTCGCGTTGATTCAGACTCAAGATCAGCAGTAGAAGGCATTAATGATCCACAAGATCGCATTTCAAAATTCTTAAAGGCTTCTAAGAGTGCTGGGAAATTTCAGCAAACACGCATGTTACGTGATACAACCATGAATGGGAAAACCCCAAGGTCTGAGGCGTCCATCGGAGGAGTCACCATTCCAAACCTTGGGGATCGCATCGGTGAAGCAGGCGGTACCAACTATGCCAGGAAGCCAGGGCGTAGTGGTGGCACCTTCTATGGGTTTAGTTAAACCTGGCTATAAACCACCTCATAGGGTTGGTTCTGGTACTTGCCCTTGCGATCTTGGTAGCTTACATCGCAGGGCTCGCCGCGATAAAAGAGGAGCTGTGTAATGCCTTCGTTGGCATAGATACGATTAAACAGTCCTGTGCAGTTGCTGATCTCAAGGGTCAGGTGTCCTTCCCAGCCAGCTTCTGCAGGTGTAATGTTTACCAGGATGCCAGATCGGGCATAGGTTGACTTGCCAACGGCAACAACAGTCACGTCCCTTGGAAGCTTGATGTGTTCCATTGCCACGCCCAGGCAATAGCCGTACGGCGGAAGAAGAAAGTATTCACCCTTTTCATCTTCCAGCAACTCGGCAGGTTTTAGAATATTCTCATCAAAGGCTTTGGGATCACAGTCCCCTGCCTGGATTTTACCAAAGATTAAGCATTGCTTTGGCGAGAGGCGAATGTCGTAGCCGTATGAACTGAGACCATAGCTTAGAAGGCGCCTTCCGTCCTCCTTGTTAATCAAATGATCAACAAAAGGCGAAATCATTTCTCCTTCTTCCGCAAGCTCTTTGATTTCCCAGTCGGCTAGTACGCTCATAAGACCATTGATTCGATGATCAGTCTACATACTCAGGCAATGATCCGGCCCTTCTCTGAATAAATGTCAATAAAATTTTGGGTGTAGTTGTCCAAGTCATCACTGGGTTGCAAGTAGACAATAAAAGAACTGCACGTATTTTTGGCCTCGATTCGACCATCTTCAAAATAATGCCGCCGAAGCATTGGGGTGTTTTTTAAAAAACAGATGGGAAAATCAAAAATGTCCTGGGCATAACGAATCATGTCAGGGCAGTTGCCAAAATAAAGACCTTGTCTAATCTCACCAGACAGCCATTTTCTTTTAAGTGTTCGCCACCAGAGTGCGTACCCAGAAATCAAGGTATGTGACAAACCGCGTGTACGCTTCCACCTCTGGGACTTAATGTCCCAAAAGTACGTGTAGTTTGGTGGGAAAACGTAGACATTTCCGAACCAATCCTGCTCGTTCAAGCCGTCATCTTCTGGTGTATAAAAGTGTTCAGCATTGACATAGCTATTGGCTACGGCAGAACTGGCTGGGTCAAGATCAATTCCACCCATAAGCATATGCGCGGAATTAATTAGATCGGCTCCAGACACCCACTCGAATGTATCGGCGTGCGCATTACCACGGAAAGAAGGCATTACTTTTCACTCACCTGGCAATAATCAATCTCAAGATAACGAATCCCGTCATCATCGTTAATAAGGTATCCAGCTTTCTCTTCCGGATTAATTTTTTGCGCCGCTGCCAATACCCGCCTGAACGTTTCCGCGAGGTCACCATTGTCTTCCCTTTCGCAACTCTCTTGTGCTGAATGCAATTCTTTTAGTGTCATAAAGAACATTGAGCGCTCTTTGTTGGTGGGCTGAAATACCATGATGCCAGGACCTTCAGCATCCCACAACTTACAGTAATGTTGCCCCATGTCACCAAGAATCAACTTGATGGTGGCATCAAGCATCCTGGTTTTGGTCGTATCCAAATCCCCCTGGAGCGCGGCAGCAATTAATTTTTCGCGTCTATTCATTTTTTAAGAGTCCTTGACGGATTAGTATTTGTTTCATCTTAGGGAGTGGCTTGTAGATAACGACAAGCTTTCCTAGATTTCCTCGTTTTTTTACGAGCTTTTGATTTTCGTCTTTTAACTTGTCAAACTCTCCGGCTCGAATTAAATACTCGGCCACACAACGCAAGCGTCGTTTAAGGGACAAGTCTGCTTCTGGAAATTTACCACAGATTGTATCTGGTGCCATATCGGCAAATGCAATTCGCAGTCTGTTGGCAAGTGTCACATTGAAATGTGGATCTTCTTTTTCGAATTCTTTTATGTTATACAAGTACCGACGAAGGGTTTTTGTATCAAAAGAACCTTCGGGAGGCAGGAACATTTCCACTTGGTCAGCAAGCCCCTTAGGAAGAAGCTCGCAATAGTTCTCAAGGGTGACTGAGTCAATATCAATGAAATGAAAACGGTTATTACTCATCTTCACCCTTTGGCACGGAGCGATCAGGCACATGCCGTTGCTTTTGTTCTTGTACATCTTTATACTTTGTCCTTGCCCTGAATGACAAGATGGATACTTCATTATTTTTAGCAAAGGATGCGACCAGTCGATTCCAAGGAATTCGAATTGTATCCTTCTTCTTGATGTCAGGGGAGATGTTGACGTAGTGAATATTTTGCGTCCATCCTTTAGACGGATCTTTTTTGCCGATTAAGATCCAATTGCGAATGGTTTGATCTGAAACGTTGAGTCTTTGGGCGCACTCATCCGTTGAAATATATTCATCTGCGTATGCTTCTGGTCCAACCTGGTCGGTCTCGTCATTTTTGTAGCGACTATTCCACATGGCCCCAAGGATATTTTTAATCCCCTTGAGTTCGTACGCAATGTCTTCAAGTCCTTTTCGAATGCCGTATGCCATAAAGCAGTTTCTTTATTTAGATGCTAGTCTTTTTCTAACATCTTTGCGTGTTTTATGGAAGATCAAATTCCCGCCAGTCAGGTGCCGTCTAGCATTCCTGTGGCTCCCCCAGAGACGCAGCAAGTGCCGCCTGGACGCATCAGTGCCCAAGACCTGGAGCTAATGAAGGCTCGTGCCAGGGAGCTTGCTGTGCAGCAGACACTAAGGCAACAGGTACCTCCTGCGCAACCTCCTCAAGTTGTTTATGTTCGCCGCAATCTTACCGTTGCTGAACTTATTGTTGTCCTTGCGCTTTCCTGTGGAATTGTGGCTACTGTTCAGTTTGGTTGGAATTTTGTTACTAACACCCTCCCTAGGTTAGAGATTAAGGTCAAGTGAATTAAACACACCGGAACTATAATCTTTATATAAGGGATTTTAGTTTAATACGTGGCCAATCGTCGCATTTCTGAGCTACCTGAATTAGCTGGAGCAGATGTAGCCGAACAGGATCTGCTGACGATGGTCCACGTTTTTGAGGTGGACCCCACCTTAAAAAACAAGAAGATTACCATATCTGGTTTTAGGGATTATTTAACAACCAAATACTTGGCCACCTCTGGTGGGACAGTTACTGGTAATGTTTTAATTCAGGGAGATTTAACGGTAACCGGAGTTACTGTTGTTAACTCCATCACTGCCAGTGGTGCCGCCACATTCAGTGGAGTACTGGTTCAAAATAATTTAACAGCTAGTGGAACGATCAGCGGCCAGACCATCACGGGTCAAGCGCTGCAAGCTGTAACCATTAATGCGGCGACAGGCACATTCACAACAGTTACTGGGGCCACCGCAAATTTTGTTAGCGGTGACTTCAGTACTCGTGTATCGGGTGCAACAATTACTGGCAATATTTTACAAGCAACGTCTGGACAGTTTAATTATTTAAGTGGTAACACCGTTACCGGTAATACCGTTCAGGGCACCAGTGGTGTTTTTGGTACGTTGTCAACGCCGCTGCTAAACGTAAGCGGTAACCTATCCGTTGCTAGTGGCTTAACCGTTACCGGTTTAGCCCAGTTTGGTAACGATGTACAGGTAACAGGAACTTTATCAGGAACAACCGTTACAGGTACAGCGGCACAATTTACAAGCATCACAGGTGCAACTGGTGTATTCACATCAGTTGTATCAGGCGCGTCAATTACTGGTTCGGTTGTTAACGCAACTCAGATCACGGGCATCTCTGGAACTTTTACATCAAGAGTATCTGGCGCAACCGTTACCGGTAACGTAGGTGCATTTGGTTCAATCACTGGCATCTCGGGCGTATTCACCCAGGTTTTGTCTGGTGCCGTAATCACAGGCAACACGGGACTTTTCTCCGTAGTTACGGGAGTCTCTGGCGTCTATACAAATTTATCAGGTACAACAGTTACAGGGGACGTTGTACTTGCCACAAGCGTTACAGGCGTAACTGGTGTATTTACCAGTCGTGTGTCAGGTGCCACGATTACTGGTAACACTGCTTTATTTACAAATGTCACTGGTGTGTCCGGTGTATTTACCACACAGGTATCAGGCGCAACCGTTACAGGTACTAGTGGTTTATTTACAAACTTAACTGCAGGCACTGGAGTTTTTACTCTTGTTTCAGGGTTTACTGTTACGGGTAACGTAGGTGCGTTTACAACAGTTAGTGGTATTGACGGTGTTTTTACCGGAAACATCTCAAGTTCCAGTGTCACTGCTACAACGATCTCTGCAACAACCGGTACGTTTACCAGCGTAACGGGAACAACTGTTAATGCACCCACTGGTATCTTTACGTCTGTAGTCAGTGGCGCAACCGTAACAGGAAATACGGGTTTATTCACGGTAGTAACAGGTGCTACTGGCGTTTTCTCCCAGGTTTCCGGCACCACAATCAATGCAAACAATTTCTTAGGC